AAATTTATCTTCAAGCTCAACCATATCTCTTGCTGTTTGATATATACTTGCTTTAAATTTTTCTGTCCAAATATTAGGGTTTTCTTTTACTAATGTTTTAAATAATTTAATCATACTTTCAACGTGGTGTGTTTCATCTCTAATAGACCAAGTAACTATTTGACACATACCTTTCATTCTACCATATCTTTGAAAGTTAAGTAGCATAACAAATGAAGCAAACAGTTGTAGTCCTTCTCCAAATGCAGAAAAACAAGCGATGTCTCTAGCTAAACCTTGAACACCTTTTCCTTTATCTTTAAATAAATATGTATGTTTATCTGACATTTCTTTATATTCTTGAAATGCTTTAAAGTCTAATAACTCAGGCTCACCTATAGTATCATTAAGTAAAGCATAAGCGTGAGCGTGATTAGCTTCTGCTGTTGCAAAAGAAGACAACATCATTCTAACTTCAGGTGGTTTAAACATAGGAATATATTTATCTAAATATGCTTGTGCTATATCAACATCACCTTGAGTAAAAAATTTTAATATTTGATTAATTAAATTCTTTTCTTCTTTAGTAAGTCTTTCATTCCAATCTCTTATATCTTCGTGTAATGGTACTTCACTAGGAAGCCAGTGCATTTTTTGCATTGTGTCATAAGATTCAAAAGCCCATTCATAATCAAATGGTTTGTAATGTATTCTCTCTTTAAATAAACTCATCTTAATAATTCAATCCCTTCTATAATAATAATTGCTAATAATTCTAATGCTAATATTGTATGATATACAGTCCACAATATAGTTTGTTTATCTTTATTAACATATATTACTTTCTTTTTATCATTATACTCTACTTGTATAACATCAGGTTTCTTCTCTTCCATTACCCCTCACACGATAAACAATCAGCTTCAGGTATGATTGTTCTTTCTATTTTTTTAGAAACTAATTCAGCTCTTTTAATTGCTTCAGAACGACAATAGTATAAAGTTTTTAATTTTCTTTTCCAAGCTAACATATGTATGTCGTGTAGTTCTTTTATATCTACATCAGCAGGAACAAAAACATTAAGACTTTGTGCTTGACAAATAAACTTTTGTCTATCTGCGGCGTGTTCTATAATCCATTGTTGATTAATTTCTATAGCTGTTTTAAAAATATCTTTTTCATAATCAGTTAGTTCTTTTAAATGTAATACTGAACCTCTATTAGCTACAATACTTGACCATACTTCTTCAGTATTAATTTCTTTCTTTTCTAAAAGTTTTTCTAAATATTTATTCTTAACTAAAAAAGAACCTGACATAGTTTTTTGAACATAAGCATTAGCTCTATAAGGTTCTATTGATGGGGAAGTAGTACCACAAATAATAGATGATGAAGCGTTAGGTGCGATTGCTAATAAGTGTGCATTTCTCATACCTGTTCCTTCCATATCAGGAGCTTCACCTCTTTTAATTGCTAGTCTTTTAGACTCTTCCACTGCTTGTTCTTTAATGTGTTTGAATATTTTTAAATTTAATGACTTAGCTAATACAGATTCAAAAGGTATTCCTTTAGATTGTAAGTAAGCGTGAAAACCCATAGCACCTAGACCAATACTTCTTTCATTGTTAGCACTAAATCTAGCTCTAAACAATTCATCAGGTGCATTTTCAATAAAGTATTGTAGTACATTATCTAAAAAACGAATCATATCAGGAATGAATAAAGTATCTTTTTTCCATTCTTCATATTTTTCTAAGTTAAGGGAAGACAAACAACAGACGGCTGTCCGTGTTTCATTTGTAGGTAGGGTTATTTCAGTACAAAGATTAGAATGATGTACTGTTAATCCTAAATCTTTTTGTTGTTGAGGCAGTCCTTCATTTATAGTATCACTAAAACAAACATAAGGCTCACCTGTAGCCACACGATTCTCTAAAATTTTTTGCCACAAATCTCGTGCTGATATAGTTCTTACTTTTTCTTTTGTGTGAGGGTCAATTAAATCCCAACTGTCATCATAAGTAGGTTCTTTAATACAATTATCTATAAGTTCCATAAATGTATTTGGAATATTTACTCCGTGATGTAGGTTTAAACATTTTCTATGTATGTCTCCGCCACTAGGTTTTCTTATATCTAAAAATTCTAATATTTCAGGGTGTGATATATCCATATAAGAAGCATAACTTCCTCTTCTAGTTTTACCTTGAGAGAAGGCAAGTATTTCTGAATCTACAACGTGCATAAAAGGAATTACTCCTGAAGATTGTGAGCCACCTGACGTACTTACACCATCACTTCTAACGTGCCCCCAATAACCACCGATACCACCACCAACAGAAGCTAACCAAGCATTTTCTGTATAGTGTTCAGCCAGTTCACCTCTACTATCACCAACATAATTTAAGAAACAAGAGATAGGCATACCTCTTTTAGTTCCTGCATTACTTAGGATAGGAGTAGAAAACATACACCAAAGATTAGAAACATATTCATATATTCTTTCAGCCATTTCATCATTATCAGAAAAGGCTTTCGCCGCTCTCATAAAAGCATCTTGAGGTGAGTGCTCATCAGGTAATAAATACCTATCTTTTAATGTAGTCTTGCCAAAATCAGTTAGTAAGTTATCTCTTTCGTAATTCATTATGCTCCGTTAAATTCATCTTCGTTAAATTGTTTATCATTAGGTGTGTTGTTTGCTATATCATCAAAAAACTTTTCTGTTTCTTTATCTACTCGTTCTTCTTTATTTTTTTTAGATTGTTCGTAAGATTCTTTTAATTCATCTTGTTCTTTTTTTCCAAATATTCTATCCCAACCTTCTTTATATTTTTCTGTAGGCATATGTATCGGATTGCCAAACATATTAAGGTTTTTACCTTTTAATTTTTTATCTTTACTCATAATTTTTAAGAAGGAGAACTTACTTTAATAAATTTCTCTCTATCAATCGTCACATAATTTATATCTTTTGGTTCAAACTGTTCTATATGTTTGAACACAATATTTTTATCTAAATCACTACAAGAATAAACATCTAGTTGTAATACAGCAGGAGATTCTTCGTCCCAAGTATGTAATGCTATGTGTGATGTACTAAGAACAGCAAGACAAGTTAGTCCTCTATTCCCTTTGTCATTAACATAGTGTGCATTAGGTTGTCCTAGTCTTTTCATACCTATTGCATTAATTAATTTCTTTATCCACTTTCTAATAAAACGAATGTCTTTAGGTGGCTTATTAATTTGTGCTCTAATAATTATATGATTGTGTTGTAACATTAAATTGTTCCTTGTAAATAATTAAGTGTAACAACTATTACACCAAACCACGCAACAGCAATTAAGGTAAACATAAGAATTTTTTTTATCACAGTTTACCTTCTTTACCGAGTTTAAGTTTTATTTTGTCATCTGATTTATTATCCTCGTGTTCTAAAATTAAATCAATGTATTGTTTTGCTTTCTTTAAGTCTTCTATTTGAGCCTCTTTAGTTTTATGCTTCCATCTCCAACGACATAAATATTTGATAGCATTACCTTCAGCATACGGAATTTCATTCTGCATAATAAAGGTAATAGGTTCTATCTTAAATCTAAAATAGTGAGGTGGTTGCTTTACTTTATCTGCCATAGCTTCACCTTCCCAGTCTTCTTATTGTACTCTTTATGTCTAAGAATATGTGCAACTCTAGCTTGTTGTAAGGCTTCCTTAGCTGAATAGCCTTTAGCTTTGTATGCACCAACGACTATCTTCCATAGGTCTAAAAGGGGAACATTAGTATACTTCTTAATCAGCTTCTCAGCAGTCTTAACTCCCACACTAGGTAGCCCAGTATAACCATCAGTAGAATCTCCCGCCAACGTCTGTATCATAAACCAGTAATTAGCTAATTTTTCAGGGATTTCCTCTACAGTTTCCCCATCTCTACTAACCTTAGCAGGTATCTGTCTCATATCTTTATCAATAGAGACAATAATTCTGTCCTCAGTAGGACAAGGTTCAGTTGCTAGAATACCCATAACATCATCAGCCTCTAAGTTTTTCCATATAACTCCATTATGTTTTTCCATAATGTAATCACGCAAAGCATTTAAAACCATAGGTTTACGTCTTTGTTTACGATTGTCTTTGTAACTTGGAAGAACATCTTTACGAAAATTATTCTTATCAGTTAGAGCTACAATATAATCATCAGCTTGTAGACTTTGACCTAAGTCATCTATCTTAGCATCAACTTCAAACTTACATTGAGTTTCATCACAATGTAATGTCCAAAAGCCATCACCCCAATGAGTGTCTATTTCATTAGAAGTAGCTATCTTATATGCTAATATATCTCCATCTATTAATAATACCTTTTTCTTCAATTTCATTTTTCCTTTCCATATTTTACGTTAAATTTTTTCTGTCAAATATTTCGGATAATGGAATCAATACTACTCTACTTCTATTACCATCACCAACGCTTTTAGTATTTTTGACATACTTTTTTGCAAGACGCTTCATTGTTTTAGTAGCAAAGATTAAAGAACAATAATCTTTATCACCATTTGCTAAACATTGTACCCAATACTTAGCTTTAGTGGAAGTAATGCCTGAAGGTTTACCATTACATTCAACCTCTATTGCAATATTACCTGTCTTCTGCCACCAATCTCTTTCTGTCTTCACTTCAACTTTATCTTCACTACTCATTCCTAAAAGAGTATGAAGTCTGTTTTCTCTTTTCTTTCCAAACTTTAAATCAAAATCAAAATCTGACTTCTTTTTTATATTTGTATTTAATGCCATATTAATGTGTTTCACTCCAATTATTGCCGATTTTATATTCACCAGTTAAAGGTAATCTTAAATTGAAATGTTCGCCAGTGCGTTTGATAGATTCTACAGCTAACTTTCCTATATCTTCTGCGTTCTCTTCAGGACATTCTACTTGGATTTCATCGTGCACCCAAACAACCTGTTGAACATCAGAATATTCTTTAACAGCTTTGTTAAACTCAACTAGCCATTGTTTACAAACTATAGCTCCTGCACTTTGTAAAAGTGAATTGAGTGCGGCGTGAACTGAACGAATTTTAATCTGTCTTTTATCAAGACCCACTAAATATCCTCTTTCAGCCGCTTGTTGTACTTGCTTTAATAACTTACTCAAAGCAGGAAGATTATTTAAAAATCTTTCTCTTATCTTCTTAGCTTCTTTTACACTTTTACCTGTTACTAAGGCAATCTTTTTTACACCACCACCATAAAGGAAGCAGTAGTAAAATCTTTTTGCAAGGTCTCTTGAATCTAACCCTGCTAATTCTTTTGTTTCTGTATGTATATCACCATTTAAAACAACTTTAGCATATTCTCCATCATCATATTTAGACATAAAATGAGCTAACATTCTTACTTCTAAACCTGATATATCTATGCCAACTAATTTTTTTCCTTTAGGTACAGTAAATAAACTTCTACATTCTTTGCCATACGGAACTGTAACACTCGGAACTTGTCCTAAGTTAGGGTTTGTATGACTAGCACGAGCTGTTACTGTTGAATTAGTATTGCAAGTGCCGTGTATTCTACCATTTATTTCATTCTTTAACCAAGCCTGAGCACCAGTTGCTAATTGTCCTATTCTTTTATCTAATAAAAAGTGTTCACATAAAACTTTTGCTTCAGGATATGGAAGACTAGCTAAAACTGTTTCATCTAATTTTGGTTTACCATCATTAGTGTATTCTTCAGGTTTCCAGTTGTGTCTCTCAATTAATCTATCTGCTATGTGATGTCTTGAACTAGGATTAAAAGTAACAGTCTTTTCTTTATAAAAAGTTTCACCTTTAATATATCCTCTAGCTTTATTATTAACTTTAGGAATAAATGGTGTACGTTCTAACTTAGGTGGAAACAATTTTTGTAATTGCTCTTCCAACTCTAAACGTCTAGCATTTAATTTAGAATACAATTTAACTCCTTCATCTGTATTAAACATAAAACCATAACGCTCTTGTTTAAAGATTAAAGTTGCTACTTCGTGTTCTAACTCCATCGCCTGACAAGAATAACCTTTACGTTCCATAGCTTTATATAAAGTATCAGTTACTTCAACATCTTGAATACAATAGTCCAACATCGCAG